CGCTGTCTTACCTGCGTTACCGCCTGGGACATTAACGTTACCAAAGTTTTCTTCTTTAGTTGATGGATTTAACAAACCGCCTTTTGTGCCGCCTGTTGTACTTTCTCCACCTTTTACGATATTAGCAGTTGTACCGCCCATATTGTTTGCTTTTGCTACAGTTGACTTAGCGTTTGCGCCATTGTCGCCGTGCTTTGGGTTGCCAACTTTCTCTACGTATTCACGCATGAAGCTGTCGTCTGATTCTTCATCACCCATGTCGTCCATTCCGCCCATGTCGTCACCACCCATGTCACCCATGTCGTCACCACCGGCTTCGTCGCCCATTAATGCTTCAAATTCTGCACGTAGGTCGTCAAGTGCATCTTCTAGGTCAACTACGCGATCTTCAATATCGCCTTCGCCGCCCATGCCTTCTTCGTCGCCTTCGTCGCCTGCATCGATGTCGCTTACAAAGTCGTCACCAGCGTCACCGCCGATATCACCTGTATCTTCTTCATCTCCGCCTTCGGCAAAACCAAAATTCTCATCAAGATCTTCTTCGTCTTCATCCTTAGCTTCTTCTACTGCTTCTTCGTCTTCTTCAGCAGACTCGTCCATTTCTTCATCTTCTTCGGCTTCTGTTGTGAAGTCTTCAGAAAGAATGTTTTCATAGATTTCGCGGGATTTCTCAACTACTAGTTGATGGAAAAGCTCTTTGGCTTTGTCACTTTCTTCATTAACAAGATGCTCTAGCATCTGCTCGAACTTTGATCGATCAGTCATGTTTATCTCCTATGTGTTGTATTGCAAGGCTGTCAAATATATTTACACTTAATTGTAATATTAAGGGTATAATGGTGGTTTTTTAGACGATTTTAGAAAAAAATCGTCATCGAGTTATTTATTACGCGGCAGGTGCTGCCGGTGTCATATACATTTGCTGTACTAACTCTAATTCTTTTTCTTGTTCTAATATATGGCTTTCAGAAGCTTTTCTTAGTTCGTTAATCTGTCGTAATGTTAATCTTGTCTTACGAGTATCTTTTCTTTTTAAAGGACTATCGTCGTGGCTGGCTGAATATTGCAAGTCATTTGAAATAGCTTGCATATCTTTATCAGCATAAAATAATTCTCTAAGTATCATGGTAGTATTTATGCCGCTGGTGGAGTTGCTACTGGTGGAGCTCCTGCCCCTACTGCTCCTGGAGCAGCGCCCGGCATTTCTCCTTCGCCCACTTCTGGAGGTGCAGAATCGTCAGCTAGGTCACTTAGATCACTTTCAATACCTGCTGAACTAATGCCTGCGCCACGTAGTTCGCCTGAGCTGTCAGTAGCAATAGCATTGCCTTTGCCGTTTTCTTCACTCCATAGACGTTCGTTTTCCGCTAACTCTTCATCACTCATTCCTAAGAAGCGTTTCATAGCAAAACGCTTGCTCATAAACGGAATCTGACTCATGGTTTGGAACTGTGGTACACGCTGTCCATCTAGCTCTGCTTGACGATATGTGGCAAAGTTTTGTGGTGCTTGGAACTGTAATTCAAACAAACTTGAGTCAATGTTAACGCCACGTTCGTACAAATACATCTTAAATTCTTGATCAAATTCGTCTTGCATTAGGCTCTGTAAACGTTGGCAATAGTTATTAAAACGTAGTTCTTGAATGTACGCAGTACCTACACGACCGTCATTATATTGTGCTTGACTGTCATCTGCACCTGTTGGCAAGTAGCTTGACGGAATACGTAAGCCACGGAATAACTTATTAGTAAAGTAACGTAAATCGTCAATTTCGCCTAGATTAGTACCGCCTGGTAGTGTTTCAACCTTCGATCCGCGACCTTCTGCTGTCTGCGGGAAGAAGTAGTCTTCATTGATACTTAACGGATTGTAAGCTGAGTCAATAACATTAGTTCCACCGCCTGTAGCACTTGGTAGTCTACGTTGATGAATCTCATTTTTAACACGTTCAACGAAACTCATAGCCAAGTGGCTTGGCATGTTACCCACGTCAATATAAAAGATTCTACGTTCCGGAGCACGTTGTATACGATAGATTAGAATAGCATCTTCTAGTAATTCTTTTTGCTTAAACACTTTAAAAATGTTTTCCAACAAGCTGTTACCAAAAGGAAAATTCTGATCTAGCCCTTCACTTAGACTTAAATGTATAACATGTTTTGCATCTACTGCAACTTCATTTTGACTATTACTAAAGCGTGTACCGTTGCTGATTGGAAACGCACCTGCCATTGATCCGCCACCTGCATGTTGATTGCCGCGAGCATTAGTTGTTGTTTGATTAGGTGTAATCTGTGTTACAGTTAAGTTTTGAAAGTTTGGATTTAAGTCACGGATAACATACTGTTCTGGTGCTTTGCCGTCACTTTCATTTACAATGATTTTAGTAATCTTACCTGGATCAATGTAGTTCCATTTCTTGTTTTCAGGGTCGCGAACAAAGAACGCATCGCCGTATTTGAACACGTTACGCACAATACGGAAGATTCTAGTTTCAAATTTTTGTAGTTTGCACCACTGTTGTAGGTATTCGCGAAGGATGGCAATTTCGCTATTAGTAGCTTTATTTTTGTAAAATAAGTTAAAAGGAGTTTGATTTTCTCTGTTCTTTTGACTGCAAAATTCTGCAATAATATCTAAGGCAGCGTTAACTTCGCTGTCCATATCCATTGTATCATACTGCTGATAACGGTCAATACGGTTTGGAGCACCAGTATACACATCCGGTAAGAAGCTGGAATAGTTTGCTCGAGCTGGGCCTGGACGCGATGTTCCGTTACCCATTGGGCTGTAATTACCAGATGTTGTATCAGTTGTTACAGGTGTAAAGTATTTTTTCCAGCTCATTTATTATCTCGTTATTTGTTATAAAGGTTAGCACTACCGCTTTTGGCAGCTTTGGCCGAGGCTTTATGGCCAGCGTCATTAACATCAATTAGCTGTCCCATCTTAGTATTTAACGCATTTAAGCTCTTAACTACGTCGTCTAGAGTAGCAGCTTTGTCGTTGCCGCCTGCTGGTTTTGGCGGAGCAGCTTTTGTTGCACCGGCTTGTTTTTCAAGTTCGCTTAGAGGAGTATATTCTTCTCCAGTTTCTGGATTAATAGCTTTTCCAGGACTGGCTTTTTTCTCTGCAGGCTTATCAGGTACTGCTGCCGCGGTTGACTTTGGTTTAGCAACGGGCATGCCGTTAGGACCTATCGTAATGCTATCGGCAGTGATGCCTCTACCTTGAGTAGCAGTTGGACTAGATCCGGCTACCACATCATTCATTGCACTATCTACCATTTCGTCATTGGCGTCACCAATACTAGATGTTAAGTCCCCTAAAGACTCGTCAATAACTTTATTGAGATTTTCTTTAGCAGCTCGTAGTTCCTCGGCATATTTTTCGTGATTTTCGTTTAATTCGTCATCACTACCTTCATTCCATAACTTGTTTAATTTTTCTTGAGCTGCTTCTTTTGCTGCAATTGCATCATCAATCTTTGCTTGTGCAGCTGATGCTTTTGAGCCGCCCATTGCATCAGCAATATCCTCGCTTGATGATACGATCATACTTTCAAAATCGTTATTGAAACTATCAAACGATTCTTCGAATGGAGACATTAGATCGTCAAGGTCTGCATAGTTTGATATTTCAGATCCAAAATCATCAAACGAAGTTTTAAAAGAACTTGATAAGTCATCAAACTTAATATTTTTAGTAGCAGCTTTATCAAAATCAGCAAACGAAGTTTCAAACTTCTTAGTCATGTCTGCCATGTCTGGAACTTTTACAGTGCTAGATCCGCCACCGCTGACTGTTGTATTAATATCTTTAGAGATTTCGTTAAAATTTATTCCGCCGTTAGCAGTTTTTGCCTTAAGTTCTGCAAACATCTTAGCAGGATCCATCGACTGCATCGACTTAAATGCACCTTCCATATTTTGAGAACGACTTGGGAGACCTTTTGGCCCTAACATGCTCTTTGGAATTATTTCGCCAGCTGTCTTAGGTACAAATATTTCTTCTTCTCCACCGTCGCCTACGATATACGGTTCACCTTCTTCAACCGGACCTCCGAGAGCTTTCTTCTCTATAGGCTTAGGTGTACCTATATTGTTTATTTTGTCAAGCCCTGCTCCGGCTCCTTTTAATAACTTACCTGCTGTAAATCCTGTGCCTTTTGCTATTCCAGTTACTAATCCTGCTTCGTCAGGTTGGGTCATTCTATCAGGCGCCCCATCTGCTTGAGCTGCTTTATTACCTCTGGCCATTGCTCCTTCGATTGCAGGGGCTACACGTTTTCCACTTCCCTCAAAGTCGTTACCACTTAAATATTTTTCAGCAAATGTTTTTAACCTTGGTCCAATCTCTTTGTTTAATGGGTCTAATAGTCCTTTAGTTACTGCAGACTGTACGTCATCTAATCTATTACCAAGTTGCACAGCCGCTTTGGTTACACCGCTAACATCTGTTCCTTCTTTATCTTTGCCTTGTTGTGCTTCTTGTGCTCTGCGTTTTGATTCAGCAAGTAATTCAGCTTCGCTTGCATTTTTAAATTTGTCTTCACCTTTAATTGATTGAGCAGCATCATAATCAGCACGATTGACTTTGTTCATCATAGTTGCGCTGATCGACTCTGATGCTACTCCACCGGCTTTACCAAGTGTTGCTTGACGTAATCTAGTTTCATCTTGATTTAATTTTAGTGTTTCTTCTCTTGCCTGTGCATTAAATTTACTAGCTGCTTCAGCATCGCCTTTAGCTGTTGCTGTTGCAGCATTCCTTGTTGCTTCTGCTGCCTTGCCGTCAAGTGCAGCTTGAGTAGCAGCTTCCTTACTCATTATTTGCCCAGTGGCAAATACTTCTTTAAACATCTGGCCGCGGCCTTGTGCTTCAGCTTCATTATATTGTTTTAAGAATTCTAAACGGGCTTTCTTCTCAGCTTCAGGACCTTCTTTAATACCAATCAAACGCAACTTAGCTTCAACTGACGCATCACCTTGCGCCTTCTTCATTGCTTCCTGTTGTTCTTCTCTAGTTCGGCCAGTCATCTTAGCCATCAAGTCCATTTCGTTAGCTAGATCTGCTGCTGATTGAATGGCAGCTTTTCTACTAGCCTGGTCATCACGCATTGAACCTCTAACAGTACCCATTTGTAATGCAAGTACTTCGTTAAGATCCTTATTAGTATACCCTAGTTGTTTTAAGCTATCGGTAATACCGCTGTCAAACATTTCTTTGCCTAATTTGGCAAATGCTTCTGCACCACGAGTAACGTTA